AACACCGACTTCTTTGTATTCTGTTAGTCGTTCAATTTCTGCTGGATCTTGCGAAAATGTAAAATCTACAATTACAACACTGACCCAAATTGTCACAACTGCTATTACGAATCCACTAAGTATTGCTGGTATTACAAAAACTACTTCGGTTGGATCATGTAATGATGTAAGAACAACAATTATTACTTTGTTCGACATTCTTACAAATGCTATTGTAACTCCATCTTCATTATCATTAATTCAAAGAAATCTATCGAATGGATCCTGTCAAAATGTAGCATCAGGCATCACAACTCTATATGGAATCCTTATTAATACTCTCACTAACCCTGGGTATCTTCAGTCAATTCCAAGAATTGAAACTCCATTAGGATTATCATTCGGTCCGTCGGTGAATGCAAATGCTACGACTACAAATACGTATTTGTATTTCGATCTCACTGCTGGAGTTTACAGTACTATAGTACCAACTACAGATGATACGATTACACAAGCTACAGAGTATCCAGAGTGTAATAATGTATCAAATACTATTCGTCAATACTTTGAGAATATTGCTGTAATTATTCAAACCGGATTAAATACTGTTCCGAGAAACGAACCAACACAATTAACAAATCAACTTGCTAAGAGAGCAACTGTATGGACTCTCCAAACTGGAACTGGATCAAACCCGCATAACTTAGAAACGGGAACTGCTGTAATACTTGTCCCTCGTCCAAGATATGATACTGTAACACAGAAATATGTTGATGTAGATAAGAGAAAGATAAGACTACCAAATCGTTTTGAAACTAACGAAAAATATTATGTAATCGCACCTGGAAGAACTACTAATCCAGAAGATTATAGTGCAACGACAGTATTCAATGGTAGTGATCAAACTAAAATCATGCTTGCAAGCAGCAAAGAAAATGCAGCTGCGGGTATCTACATTCACTCTGCGGAAGTAGAAGCAATTGATCCAGATATTGAAATTGATATCTATCAATTTGTATTAGATGAAAATTATGATCTACATCAATATTCTTGTGTATTAGACATTGGGCAAGGTGCTGTTGGATCTGGTATTCGTACAGATGTACCACATATTTTTGATGTACCATTTGCTAATATTACTGGTCATCAAGTATTTTTTAGAGCAAATGAAGGTGGTAGCTTACCACTTGTTGGATCTAACTATGCATCTGATCCTACAGTTGCAGATACTAATGGTAGAATTAGAGGAAATAGATTCTATTGGGCAAGATATCAAAATAAAAAAGTATTTACTGTTCACTTAAGTAAATCTGAAGCAATTGCTAATATTAATCCAATTACATGGCAACCAGGAACATATGATTTCTCTGTATTTGCGGATAAGCGTCGTTCTCCAGTAAGATTTGATCCCTCTTATGCAAATCCAAATACTACACCAACAATCTACGGTAAATGGTACATGCAGGTTGAGGATCATTCTTCAAATGCAAACGATCCAGAATATAGTAGTAATATTCTGACAAGATTCCACGAGGCTGCATACAGTGATCTTTCTGGACAAAGCAAAACAAATGATTCGTGGTTTGCAAGACTTATCGACGGTAGAGATGCACTGGAGCGTATTTATCGTCTTCGTTATGTAATTCCCGAATATTTACAAGCTGTACGTGATCCTATTAATGGGTTTACCATTAAGATGAGAAAGGATGATACAAGAAAATTACTACCACAAAAAATTCTATTAAAACCAGTATCTGGATCAGTTACTAAAGCAAGTTTTTATAATCCAATTCAAGCAAACGAAAAAATTGGTTTTACTAATGCTGATTTTAATGATGTAACTCTTGGTCTTGTTAGAGATAAAGCATATGATCCATACAAAAAAGATATTGTAGGAACTACTAAATATGCAAAAATCATTGAGACAACAAATTATGTCTCAATGACTATCCAATCGGGTAGATATATTACTAAAAATAATACTCAATATCTAGAACTAACTGTATTTGATTTAGGAATTCAAAACCTTGGTCTTTTAAATGAAAACTTTGTTACTGTTAAAATTACTGCTCCTCAGGGAGGGAATTTTGTTGTTAATAAAACTCAATCATTAAATTCTATTAATAGAGTTGACTGGTTTGGTAATTCGTCTGGATATGCATTCATTCATGCTGTAACGAATGTTCCCGGAACTTCAGACTGGTATATGATTCTGAAGGGAGTTTCTGGCAAAATTGATTACTCTCAGTTTGCAAATACAAGATTTTCTCAAGATTCTGTATTTGCGGATCTTCTTATGGATGAAGACTTTGGTAAGTCTTTATACATTAAGGATTTGATTGCAAAAGGATATCCAGAATATTATTACAGACAAAATGGATCAAAGGTATATACATTAACTCCCGGTGATATTATCACTGACGATGCAAATATTCAATTCTATATTGCTTCTGTTGAAGATGCTGGAGAACTAGAAGATACTTTCTATGTCTTTGATGTCGAGGAGATTCAACGTCGCATTTATGGTCAACAAGAGGGTATCTACTATCTAACTGCAGTACGTGGTAATATTTCTCCATATCCAACAGGAGCTGGAAGTAAAGAGAACTTTAGAAATATGAAGTTCTCACAACCGATTAGTAAACTATATCCATTAAATTATAAAAATGACCCTCTTTGGTTTAAGCAACTAGATGCAACACTAATTGATCCTCCTGCTACTTTCTCGGCAGCAGATAACTACACGCACGGATTAGTTAGAGTTAATGATTTTAAAGGGTCCATGACCAAAGAAATGGTTTTCGACTTTATTTCTCAACCAGCTTTATCTAAAAATACTTACACACAAGTATCTTCTGTAATTGATAATAGAATTAGAGCACAGAAAGGCAATGCTTCTTCTGGATCTGAGGATCGGTTGATTCCAATTGCTGGCGATAGCACAGTTATTACAGATCAGCGTCTCTATGTTGAGCTTCGTAGACCATCAATTGCTCGTGCTGGTAACCATACGTTTGAATACCTTGGTTTTGGTCCTGGTAACTACTCTACTGGTCTTCCTGCACGTCAGGAGATTGTTTTAACTCCTACTCAGGACTTCTACGCACAATCTAAGAAGCAAGATGGTGGTCTTGTGTTCTACACTGGTTTAAACTCCAATGGTGACCTCTATATTGGCAATCGTAAGATTGATGCTATCACTGGCGAAGAAGAGTTCCTAGAATCGGCAGCACTTGTTGATTCGGATGATGATACTGAAGATATTGGAAATCTCACCACTACTTTTGATGTTCCAGTAACGTTTAACCAATATATCACTGTTAATGGTGGTGATGACCAAGATTTGCCGAGTACGTTTAACTCACCAGTAGCCATTAATGTTCTTGGAAGAATTAGAGAGCCTTCTCTAAAAATTACCTCAGCTGTATCTCCAAATGATGGTGATGATGCTACTCTTGATAAAACAGCACAATTTCTTAACCAAGATACATTTGGCGATATTATTCTTTCTAAAAATAGAATTGCTGCATCTATTTTTCAATTCAATCCACGCGGATCAAATGGTTCTGCTCAAGCATATAAAATCCAAAATCATGTAGTCTCAAATCTTGGATCAAATATTACACCAAATCAATCTGGTTTGTATGGTACTCCGGGTAGCACTGGAACTGCTTTAAATGCAGAACAAGCAGTTCTTTATGGTTCAAAAGTTCCACTATCTGGTGATATCCTATTAAAAGGGTCTGAGGTAGGACAAAGCGGATCTCTTGGTTGGATTTACGCAAATTTCTTTGAAGATGTTCCTGCTGCAAATATTGCAAACTTTGCCATGGATGGCAGTAGTGTCATCACAATTAATTGGGCAAACAACCTATCCAACACTCAAGTCGGAATAACATCTGGATCACAAATTAGAATCTCTAACTTTAGCGATTCTGCATTTAATGGACTATGGCAAATTATCACCAGCTCCTTTAATCCTTCTGCATCTAATTGTAAGATTGCCATTTCCGCAAATAGAGGAAATGTAAATAATGATAACCCAAGACTATGGTCAACAGAAGTTGCTCTTGGCAATGGAGCTCTGCTGGAGTTCTCAATTTCTTCTTGGAAGGAAGTTGGAGTTCTCGGTGCAGAATCAATCAGAACAGATACAGATTCAATTGGTGATTACAAAGTTGGTATTAATACCGTTGCTCGTTCTCCTCATTCTGCATACACAGATTCATTTGTTGATTCTGCTACAACTGATCCTCGTGCAAACCTAGATGTTGTTGGTAAAGCATATATCAGTGGTAAAACATTATCTGTCTTGCCGAATAATTATCTTGCTAATTCAAATCCAGCAAACCGAGTATTTAATGCTGTTTCTGATGCATTTGTAGTTGGTGGTGATAGTGCTTCTCCAACCAATTACAGCACACTCAGAGTTGATACAAACACTGTTGCTATTACTGAAGCTTCACGAGGGAATAACCTTGGAAGAGTTGGTATTAACACAAATCAATCGGTTACTAATAGTCAACTCAACAGAGCACTGGTTGTTGTTGGTGATTCTAGATTTACTGAAGATGCTAGGTTCCAGAGAGATATTGAAGTCTATACTGATGGTGCTACTGATACCGCTGAAATAAGAACTGGCATAACAACTGGTAATTTCAATCTACTCAATGGATCTACAACTACTCAGTTTACTGGTGAATTATCAATTACTGCTGGTGTTCTGAGCAAAATAGATTCTAAGGGACTTAGATTTGGTAATAATCTTGCTTATATTCAAATAGGTGATGTATATGCTAATGATCAGTTCATTTATGTTGGAAATTCTTCTCTTAATAGCAATATTTGGATTGGCAACACCCCAAGTACTAATACTAATATTTCAAAGATCACTATTGGTGGTGCTTATAATAACAATGAATCATTATCATTTGTACAAGTTGATACCAAGGCGTTTAAAACTTCTGGTGATTTTCAACTTGGAACAAGAAAGGGGTTGTCTGATACAGTAAAACTATCATCTACAGCTGGAACAGTTGAGTTTTTCTCTGGTAATAGCGCAACATCAAAACTTGACTTCGCTACAAACGCATCTGATATTACGATTGGCGGTCAAGGAGGACAAACTAAGATTAGAAATAATCTTGTTGTAGATGCTACTGCTAGATTTAATTCAGATATCATACTTTGTGGTGGATTTGCATCATATTCATTTACTGCATTTAGAGCTCAAATTGGAACCACTGCATTCGCTCATAATACAGGAGATCTTGGCAATAATATCTTTAATAAAAATGTTGACATTGTTCAGGTTCTTAGAGTTGCATCAAATAACGCAGTTTATAATGAAGTTGACACAGCTGGTACTGGTACATGGGGAAGTTCTGTATTCCAGAATCAAATTACTACAATTGGTGGAACACCAATAATCGCACCACAAACACTTCCTCAATTAACTGGCAATCAATATTATTTGCCTATTAAGAATAGACCGTATGATGCAAGTGGAGCTCAATATTTCTCTGAAAATGATATTCTTCTAATTGATACGAACGACAGCGCCGGTCGCCATCCAGAATTTGTTAAAATTATTTCTTTACCTCGCATTAACATTGCGCCATACTACTTGGTAGTAGAAAGACTTCCATTTGGAACATTTACAGCTACAAGATCTGATCATCCAGACGTAACAGCAATTTACAAGTGTATTGTACAATTTGATGCTACATGGACTACTGTTTATGTAGATGCTACTGGAACGGAAGAAAATATCTACTTATCTCAGTTTGGTGGAACAATCAAACAAGGAGATTATATTATCCTTGATCGTGAAGATACTAACAATAATGGAATTGATGATAAAGGAGAATTTTTCAAGGTAAATACATTACTTGACTTGGTTCCTAAGAAACTCATGATCAAGAATGGGTGTGATGGACCCGACGAAACCATTGTATTTGAAATTGATTCTACTACTGGTGAGATTGAAACTTCTGGAAGTGCTGAAATTAATGGATCTCTTACATTAATTGGTGGATGTACAACGCCGTTTACAAATTTACCAACAAACGAAAAATTATCTATTACAAACGGATTGAGTGTAAAAACATTTGAAGTTGATACATGTACTGGAGATACTGATATTGGCAATAATCATGGAACAGTATTCTTCCTATCGCAGCAATATGGAACTACTCCATCTGCATATCAAAAGGATTCTGATATTGTTTATGTTTACAGATTTAATCCTCAAACAGAACTATCAACTGGTCCAATTACTACACTTTCTCAACCAATTGTTGCAGCAACATCAAATATTAAAATTCAATCAAATCTTTCTGCATTTATGAAAGGTGATTTGTGTGTCATGTATGTAAATGGAGTTTCTATTGAAATTATCAGAATTACAGATGATCCATATACTGATTCACAGGGCGCTTTGGTTATTCCAACTGCAAGTAATCTAGAGTACCCTACTGGTGGTAGAGGTCAAGAAGGAACAACCGCAAAAAGTTTTGGAATTGGTGTTAATTTTGTAAAACTTGATAAGTATGATAAAACAACAACGCTATTGCATGATGTCCCTGGTACAACACAAGCTCGTGTTGCATTACTAAAAGCTAGAACGCCAAATAATAATGATTTAAGACTTGAACTAACCCTTCGTAATGCTGATCTAATTTCTCCAAAATTGGATTACTTTACGCTAATGAGAATTGGAACAGAATTCTTCGTTGCTGATAGCGTTGATGGAAACTTGGATGTATTCTATGCTATCAAGATGCCTAAGCAAATTAGAAATCCGAACACAGTAAACACAATTCCAGTCAAATTATTTGGTGGTGGTAAGACAAGCATTTATGATGATCTGACTGTTTACAGTGGTGCATTTAGAATGTACGGATCTGATGGTAAGACTCTTGTTATGTCAATTGCTAATGATGACGGTCACTCTGGAGATGGATCAATTGAAGATCCAGTAACTTCTACCAATGGTCTTACATTAAAAGGACCTGGAACATTTTATGGAGATCTGAAAGTTTACTATGATGATTGTCAGATGAATGGTATTTGTTCAACTCAGACATCATTTAGAGTAACAAACAAAGAAGGTAATGTCGAAATGGGACAAACTTTCTATCAAAAAGGAAAAATTTTCCCATCAGAAATAGCATCTGACGTAATTTTCCATATTGATAATCTTGGATCTGCTGGTACTACAACTTCTGGATCTAAAGATTTTAGAATTTATCAAAATAATGCGATTGATTCTTTTGGTATTGAAAAGTATTGGACAGGTAACGGCGGAAGAAGACAGACCTATGTTTCATTTGATCCAGCAACTGGTATTGGTCAGCAGCAGGATAATCCATTACAAGTTAATAATAATTATTTAATTAATGTTTCTTCTGGAAGCAACATGGTTTTATATCTACCATCAAATGCACAAACTGGAGACATGATTAGATTTATCGAATTAAGTGGAAATCTAACTTACAATACTAGCTTGATTCTACGAGCTCTTAAAATTAACAATGTCGCAACTTCAATTCAAGGAGATTCGGTTGGAACTAGAGTTGGTGCTGGAGCTGGTCAATCGTTAGCATCAACATGGGACTCTGGTGAGTTAATTATTCAAACTCGTAATGCGTCATTTGGTTTAGTATACGCAGGAACAGTTGATATTGAAGGGTCTTCAAATGCAAGAACAATTCCACCCGCTTTACGCGGTTGGTGGTTACTGGAGCTATAAAATGGCCACATATTACAGTTCTATTAAATGCATGAGAGCTGCCAAAATTGGCACAATCATGCCTTGGGGAGGAGATGGAAATACAGGATTTCTATTATCTAATATCCCAAGAGGGTGGATTGTTTGCACGGGGCAAACATTAAATGCAAAAGATTATCCATTATTAGCTGCCGCTTTGGGAGATACTTACGGTGGTGCTATGGTAGACTCAAATGGAAATCACCCAGAATTTCCATATGATCAAACTCAGGCAACATTTAGATTGCCACAACTTTCTAGTACTGTGATGATGGATCTTGAGCAATATCATTTAGATATTCCAAAGTATAAATACGGTCAATCTGATCCTGGTAATATCGTTTTTAATGCTGCTGGAACCAAAATAAAAGACTTGATTGTTGATTTTGGCGAAACTATTCCGATTAGAACAACTCACGAAGCAACTGCGGATATTGATTTTTCTCTTAACTTAGCTGGTAATTTATATTTTAAATTTACCAATATTACTCTGAGAAATCCAGATTTTGTTGAAACTATTCATACATTAAATAGAAAACTTGGCATAAATCATATGCCATCACATGGACACTCAGACAATATTAATTCTGTTAATCCTAGCGCAACCGGTCCCATGGTTTTTGTTACAGACCAAGGAATCGCTATGAGTGGAAGTGCGACAACATCTATTTGTAATAAAACTGATGGACCAAACACCTGTTCTAATGCATCTACTCAACCTCACTCTTGGCAAGAGGGAGCAGTCAGTCTTACATTTTATGGTGATGAAACAAAAGAACATAGTCTGCCGAGATGTGATTCATTCATGGAATTCATCCAAGATAGCACAGGCAAAAACTATTGGGGATTTATTCCAGCTGGCGCGGATAACTGGACGACAACTAATATTTTAACACCGAATGGCGGATCTGGTCAAGCAAGTACGACATATACTCAAAATATTTTTGCAAGAGGTGAGACAAGTCAAATTAATAACACAATTCCAGTAGATACTCATAAAACTCCTTGTCATACTGGGATGTTTCCAAAACCAATGATCTTGAGAGGAAGACCAAACTTCTTTGGATATAATACGGGAGCTCCCCCAAGAGCAGACGGGTTACTAGATAATCCAGAAACATCTCCAGCATTTTCGGTTGCGGGATGTACGCTAACGGCAAACAGCAACGAAATTCTGTTACCGCCCGGAACAAATATCAAAAGATTATATGGCACTGGTCAAGATACTTGGTATCAATGGGATAAACTTACTCCATTGATGTATGTTACTCCTGTGAGTGTTGATAACAAATATTATTATCTTAGAGAGGGAACTTTTATTCAAATTATAGAATATAATCCATCTACAACAGTTTATAAGTTAATATTGAATCAACAAGCAAGAAATAGTGGAACAATTGATTTGCAATTTAGGAATGCACCATGGCCAACAAGTCTGAACACAGCATCTGCAAATAAAAATCCGATTGAGCAATCTTTTAGAGGACATAATCACGGTAGTTTTGAGATTGCTCAAGGAATTGGATCTATGGCTGGACCACCATCTCATACTGCTTCAAATGCAAATGGAAGTTCACTTCAAGCAGATAATCTTGAAGACGCTCTAAATATTTCTTGTGATGTCTCACAACCAAATGTAACTGTAACATTCATCATAAAGGCATTTTAATGGCAACTTTTTACTCAAAAGAAAGAGCAAAATATGGTAATTTAACTGGGCAAATTATTATTTGGCCAGTTCAATATGATGGTGATCCTAGTGAGGCTGTTAATGCAAGGAATTTGCCAGCTGGATATTTAAAATGTGATGGTGCAAAATATCTAGCAAAAGATTACCCAGCACTTGCTTCTGTATTAGGAATAGGACCAGAAACGAAATTTGCTAGAAGAAAGATTGATGGAACAACCTTAGAAGTAATTAATTCTGATCAATTTGTTGTACCAGATTTAGGTTCTAAATATCCAGAACCAACTTCTGGTGCGAATGCTGGTCTTTATAATAATATCAGATTAAATAATTCGCTTGGCAATGAAATAAGCAGATCTGGAATTGGAATTGAAGCAGTTTCTGCGATTGGTGATACAGTGAGGATTACATATTCTGGGACAATTAGTGTCCCCAGTCAAGAAATTCTGATTCGAGGGAAACCATCATATACATATGCGGGAGATACGCACTATACTGATGCTGAGGGAGTTGAGGAGACAATGATTCATCCTCATGCTCACTTTCACTCTGCTACAAGGGCAAGAAATTTTTCTACTAGGGAAACTAGTTCTGCAGCACCTCTAGCAGAAGGAGCAACTGGTAGAAGAAATGCGTCTACTATTGCTATTCAAGATTGGCTTGACAATACTAAAAATTCTAGTGGTAAGCCAGGAAGCGCACAGGAACCTTGTAGAGCAATTACTAAATGGAGTCCCGGGGACGGCGGCGGACCTATATCGACGCAGAACTTTTTTGTCTTCCAACAGCAAACAATTTATTGGGGTGGTTGTATCTTTGGTGCTGGTCAAACATCATATACATATGGATGCTTGAGCAATCAAACTTATACCTTACAGGGATCTGAATTAGAAGGATCTCCCGATGGATCACACACAACAAGATATAGGAATGTTGCAGAGGTCTTTGGGATTTGTGCTTTTATAGGCGGCGGCGATGATGCGAACTTCCAGAATCAAGTTCCAGTAACATATACGAATGGAGCAGTTGGGGTTCCAAAAGATTTTCTTGGTAATAGTTTATATGATGTTGTCCCATTGCAATCAAATCAAGAAGCAAAATCTCTTGATGTAACTACTGATGTTGCAAACGTAGCTACCGATACGGTCGAATTAGGAATTGCTGCAGGTACAGATCCCACTAAACATAACCACAGAATCGATTTAGATACTAATACTCATACATATAAAGTAAAAACTAGAGCAGTTATTGTCCCACCAGAAAACTTAATAACCACTATGGATATAACCGCAGATAAATCAGTTTCAATTGACTCTGCTTGTGCTCCATTTATTGTTATGGAATATTTAATCAAGATATAATCATGGTAGTATTATCTAGAAATTATAAAAATGCAAGAAGAGGATTTCTTACAGATGCTCTTGTAGACACTACTCCAGTTGGTTCTATTGTACCAAATTTAAAAACTACTCAAAATAGTTATGATAACAATTTTGTTATTGATGGAACATCAAATTATCCTAAACTAGGTGATATTTCTGGAAATGCCTATCTAACTGGAGATGATCCAGCATATACTCATGATGGGTATTTGTATTGTGATGGATCTGAGTATTATATAAAAGATTTTCCTGCTTTGTTTTCAATTATTGGAACCGATTATGGTGGCACAGCATCACAGGGGGCAGATATTGTAAATCCTGGGCAAAACTATACCAGTGCTCCATTGATAACAATTGCTCCTCCTACTATAGTTGGCGGGACTCAAGCACAAGTCGGAGCAACAATTGATATTCAAACTGGGATGGTAAAAAGTCTTACTGTATTAAATGCTGGAAGTGGATATAACTCTACAAATCCTCCTTTAGTTACTATTTCTGGAGGTGGTGGTAGTGGGTTACAAATTGTATTAAGAATTTCTTCAACAGGTGGCAATCTTGTTGCGATCACTAAATTTAATGTGACACAATATTGGGGAGATCAATACCTGGGGACATTTAAAGTCCCTGATACAATTGCCAAAAAAATTGTTGGTAATAGTGCAGTATTTGGTAATAATTCTCCAAATATTGGAAATTCAACTCTTGGAGTTGGAACAATTGGTGGTGGGTGGGTTCTAACAAAATCATTACAAGATGATTATTTTTCTCTTGGTAGAATCACTACAACTGGATATGAAAAAGTTACCGAAAGTACTGATTGTGACATTATTGGATCTCATACTATAGATATTACAATGAGAGAAACTAAGTTGAGTGGTGCTCCTCAACATAGTCATACTGTTTATTACTCTACTCCTGGTACAGAAACTTGGGTTGGAGATAGTAGTGGAGATCGCTACCTTCAAGATTATAAAACTGGGTCTGGAAGACTTGCTAGATGGTATCCAACAACTGGTCAAGTATTTACTCATAAGCATGGATTATTAAGACGACCAAATATCGACAATACTGTGGCAACATATGATGTATTTGACTATGAAGGTGGTGCTGGTGGACCTGGAAGTCTTAGAGATCCAAATGTTCCTTTAAGTCAGCAATATTATCTTGCATCTGGGGCGACCGGCGCTGGCAGCTTTGTATTTGAAACTTCTTTTCCAGATCCTACATTTTATAGCTTTACTGGTGCTTCAGCTATTGGAGGAAGAGAAATAAATACCGGCGGGACACCAGTTTATGAATACAGTGATGTTTGGGAATTTACTACGCCCGGTGGACCATATTCAATTAATTTTTCCAATATTACTGGAAATCCAGCTCTTTTACAATATATTGTTGTTGGTGGAGGTGGATCTGGAGCTGCTGGAGTTCAGCAAGGAAACGATGGAACTGATAGTATTTTACAAATTGGTGATGGAACAAAACTTAATTTAAGAGCTGGTGGTGGAAAAAAAGGCGGAGGTACAGTCAGCCTCGGCGGCGGTCAAGGCGGAGCGGGAGGAGTAGCTACGTCTACTGGAACAGTAGGTGGCGGCGGAAGATCTGGATCACCTGGACAAAATGGAGTAAATGGACAATCTGGGAATGGTTGGCCAGCTGGAACTTATCCCAATAATCCAAATGGCGGCGGTGCTGGCGGACTTTTAGGACATGGGACCAGTGCTGGTCTGAAGGGTGTAGGAACTAGTGGAGTTAATGTGTTTGTGGGCGGGCTAAGCGGCGTATATAGCCAGACATTATCTAGTAGTGGTCAGTTTAATTTTGCCAGTGTTAGTGGTACGCCAACTGCTGCTACATTTATACTTCAAGGTGGAAAAGGCGGCAACGCTCGCGGCGGTCGGCAAGGAGCTGGCGGCGGAAATCTTAATGTAGAATTATCTAGTGCTAGTCTTTCTTCAATGAAGACTTATACATGGTCTGTACAAGTTGGCACCAAGGGAGGACCGGGCGGTGTGCATCGCGGTACTGGCGGTACTGCTCCTCACTCTGGCACTGGTGGTATTGGCGGTGCTGGACACTCAGATGCTGCCGGTGGCGGTGGAGGTGCATCAACTATATTACTTCGAGGTACTCAAATCGTTGCTGGCGCCGGCGGCGGCGGTGGAGCTGGCGCGGATGGATATGATGGTGGAGCTGGCAGCAATGGTTTAGGTCCTCCTGTAGGAGTGCAAGCAACAACCGGTGCATTAGGTCCTGGTGCCGGTGGCGCTGGTGGTAATTATGGTTGCGTCGGCGGTGGCGGCGGAGGTGGAGGCGGCGGCGTAGCTGTAAATGGTCTTATGTTTGGTGGAGTTGGAAATGGTGCAGGATCTGGTGGTCCTGGTGGTGGACCAGCGGGAGACGGTGGCCATGGCGGCGGTGGTGGTGGATTTAGTGGTGTAAGTTCATATAGATCTGATGTTTTTTCTAGTGGCAGTTTAGGAGTATCATCCTCTAATAATGGTTCTGTATCTGTAACAGTTAGCTATAATAATGATTATTGGACACCCGGCGGCGGTGGTGGTGGCGGTGGCGCAACATGGGATGGAAATGTTGGATGGACTAATCTGAACAACCCAGCAGCTGCTACGGTTTATGTTGGAGCTGGCGGAAATGGTGTTTCAATGTCTGGAAATACCAGTGGATCTACATCTTCTGCTACACCAGGATATGTTAAAGTTGCACTTGGGAAAATTGTTGGATATACGGGCGGGCAAACGGGAATTAGTACTGGAGATGTTGTTGTAGCAGGTTCTCAAAGTCCTACAGCATGGGATATCAATATTTACGGTAGTGGGAGTGGATCTGGAACATCTGGAGACTTTAAACTGCCAACTACACAAGTTCCAATTGTTTATATTGTTGGCGGCGGCGGGTCTGGTGCAACTGCTACTGCAACAGTAACTGCTAATAGAGTTACTGGGATTACTCTGACAAATGCAGGAACTGGTTATACAGAAATTCCCTATGTTTATGTAATGAATGGTGCAGGAAAAACTACCACAGCTACAGCAACAATTAATGCTACATCTGGAACAGTTGAAAACATTATTTTGACTCCAAACTCTTCAAGTGCAATTACTCACTATCTAAAATTTGGAGGACTTCCCGATGGTAATAATACAACAAGATATGCAGAAATAAAAGCAGTTGACACAACTAATGTTAATTATGTTTCTGTTAAAGCATGTAGAGGAAATGGTGTTAACGGTGGAAACACACCAGAAGAAGTTATTCGTATTTACTATCAACTTGCTGGGTCTGGGACCTGGAATTTAATTGATGCAATTATTACTCCAACAGCTACCAGAATAGATCCAATCATTGGTAATGTTCCAGCAGTTTCTCCAGCGTGGGATGGGACACCTGGCGATACAAAATGGTATACTTATACAGTTGCTTTGCCTCAAGCAGCAAGAGCTCCAAATACAAAGATTAAACTGGAACAACCAAGATCTGCGCCATCTTCAGCAAATGACAATGCAGATGAGACTGATCATTATGGATTTGCAGAAATTATTTATTGGAGAGAAAAAGTTACAGGATTAGTATTTAGATCTTCTCCTGGCGCAATATCAAAACCACTGGTAGATCACCTTTCTTATACAATTCAAGGCGAAACAGGTCCGGGGGTTACATATAGTTCTGGTCTTGGTGCATCAGCGGCAACACTGACATTGGCTCCAACAACTAAAATTGAACCAGTTGCTACAATTGATCCAGATTATGCAATTCCTTTACTACATCCATATAGATTATGCAAGTATCTAATCAAAGCTTTCTAAATACATACGGAGACTACAATCACTAGCATGTCAATTTATAATATCGCGGATATTCCTGTGATTAGCGTTCAATTAAATGTTATTCAGCAGGAGATTACATATAATGGTATAACTAAAACCATTTCAGAATCCTATTGGAAGGATGAATTGACTGATGTTTTGTATCCTCTGTGGGATAGTGACAAAGATAAGCTAATCATGTTTACTTACTTCACAAATAACACATATCATGCAAAAAGAAGGAAATTTATAAAAAATTTTAAAACTAATGAGTATGAGTGGAAAGATTATGAAATGGAGCAAGTTGAGGTATCTGAAGCAGAATCACTGAAGAATAAATTGGTTGAAGCATTTTATTTGATTGATTCTATTGAAAATCAAAATTTTCAAGTAGAGCTGGCAAGAATGTATGCCAAGCAAAAAGAAGTATCACCATTTTCGATCAGACTTGCAAGAAACTTTTTATTATCTGAGACAGATTGGGCAGTTGGTACAGATAGTCCTTTATCCGAAGAAGATAAATCTCTCTATATTACATATAGATCTAAATTGAGAGATATAACTGATACCAAAGAGTTTTCTGTAAATATTGAGTCTACAAAATTTCCAATCAGTCCAGAATTTTATCAAAAAATTTATTCTAAAAATTTTGCTGATGTTGAATATCTATCAACAGAAAATCAATTCTTGCCCTTGGGTGCTCATTATTTAAAATTATTTAAGGATAAGATTGCAAATTATCTTATGCTAAAATCAATGACAGAAACAAATTATTTTGATGCACTTCTAACTGAGTACCAAAAAATAGTTTATCCACCAGATCTTCCAGACCAAGACCTAACTAAGGAAGAATCAGAGAGAAGAAGAGAATGGTTGGAATCTTTAATTAAAAATATTAGTGATGAACTGGATGGAGAAAAATCATGATTATTTTTGGAAATGAACTTTCAGTATTTGATTTAATTACATCTTACACACAAAGACACCAGTGTTCGTGTCTGTATTTTGATTTAACAAAATATAATAATCTTTCAAACGAGAAAAAAGAACAAGTAAATTCCTTTTACTCTGAATTTATTGATGACTATGTTTTAGATATTATTAAGCAAGGAATATATACAATAATCAAATTCGATGATGAAGATGTCGCTACGGTAAATGCGGTTTCGTGGTTTCCTAAAATTGATTATTGTCCAGATGAAGATCATTTCATTCGCGCATATGTTGTAAATGTTTATGGTGACATTGTTTGGGAAAATATTCCAGAACCAATGCGGTTGACAGAACCAACAGAGTGATTTAGACTGTAAAAAGTATTCTGATTACTATGAAAGTTCCCACACAACCAGAGTTAATCCATCTTCAGCTTCAAGCGATTCTCCGTGATCACAATATTCCAGAGACTGAAGTAAAGTACCTGGGTGATCGTGTGTATCCTGAGACATTTCAAGCACACCCCGAAT